AAGTATAACTACCTATAACTCCTGTATCTGTAGCAAGCTCATTGGTAGAACCAGTCCCGAAACCACCCCGGTGGATATCGCTTTGTATTAATCCTAGTACTCTATTTTTCCCTTCTGTTACTATAACCATGTTTTATTTATACTCTCCTTGTTTATTTAGTTTTCTATATGTTATACTGTACCTTGAGCGGGTGTGAAAGTCCAATAGTATCTTCTACATCATATACTGTAGATGTTCCCCCTGTTTGAGTTAATCTTAATTTTAAACTAGTTCCGGGTACAGTAAATGTAACTAATGTATTGTTGGCAGCTATATCCCAGCTTCCACCACCATTGGCACTAAGATACATCGCAAACGTACCACCCAAAGTAGTTAAATTATCTTCGTATAATATCACTTTTCCATTTGTAATAGTCCCATCGTTAAAACAAATAGGTAAAGTTTGTATTAGTCCGCCCCCGCTTATCGAATCTTCAGTTCCAGAACCAGAATTGTACAGCTGTGAAATTTGTTCTGTTGTCAGTACTTGTTCGGTTAGTCGCACATCATCTAATTCTCCATTAAAGTACGTAGCCGCCATTGGGTTTCCCCATCTGTCTTGTCTACATCCAATGTGCATCCCTAAATTATTAGTATCCATATTAGTTATATTTGAAACTGCAGAATCCTCTTGTACTGTATTTACATATAAATATCCAGAACCACCAGTTGCATTTAAAACTGCAGTTAAATAATACCACGTACCAACAACTAATTGTGTAGTTGTTTGTAAAACAACATTATTTACGCCATTATCTCCTTCGAAATTTACATTTATTTTTCTATTTGCATCCACATACGCATAATACGGGTCGAAAGGAGGATTAGCTCCGTTTCCTTCATTAGACATAATATATCTATTTCCTGGGGGAATACCACTTAACTTAACCCAAAAAGTCATAGACATATCGTCCGCAGGGTATAAACTAGCATCGAATGGTATATTTATCCACGAATTAACTCCGCCGAACTGGGCGGCCTGGTTTATTTTTCCAGCGCCATAAGCCATATTATTATCGGCACCATTATTTCCATTTCCAGAATCATCATTAGAATTATTATTCATCTTCCACCACGCAAATTCAACCAGTGGAGAACCACCAATAGTTAATCGATAATTTGATATGTCCCAATCGCCAGTGCTTAATGAAGTATCATTAAACGTTGTATCTCTAATCATTTCTATCCATGTATCATTTGGGTTAACTATGCACATATTTGTCCATGCGCCCATATCATTTTCTCCCAATTTACCAGTACCTAAAATACCGTATTCTATATTACCCAATATAAATAAATTAGTCCCACCAATTTGACGGTCATTAATAATAGTCGGTCCTTGTTTTACGGACAAGTTTTCAGAAAACCTACGAAACACAAAATTTCTTTGGCCAGGAGAATCTGCAAAATACCGTTTAGTTTCTTCTCTGTCAGTTTCTATCTTCCCAACTATTTCTGCATCTTTTACCATTTAAACACCCATATAGAGACTTTCATCTTGTTCTAATAAAAGTTTAGTAAACCATCCTTCTTTTCCTATTGTATGATTTATTTCTTTTATTCTAAGTAGTTCTGGCGCAGTACCTGCTTCAGAAGCCCTCAGCCCAAAAGCGGGAAAAGTAGGCGCAATAGCTTCCCCTACTTTATATAAAGTAGTTCCTTTTAATTCTATCTCTCCTTTGAGTTTAGCCTCTCCGCTATACTTAAAAAATCCCCTTGCAACTTTCTCGCCTTCTATCATGGCACGAAACCTGAAAGAATCATAGTACTCATCATCATCAGTTACTTGAGACCCCCATGAAGAAGTATATGGATAATTATCTGGAAATCCATCATCATCTGCATCTAAAATCCCATATTCAGAAAACCTTTCTTTTTCATTTTCCTTCATTTTTTTAGCAATATCAGTCATTGGTATAAACTTCATTCTAAGGTCTCCGCCCGCATCAGCTTCATTAAATAAGTACCAATAAACATGATAATTACGTAAATCTTCTCCGCAGTCAAAAATATACATGTTTACAACATCAAACGCATCGTCTGAAAACTCTTCAGAATAAACAGTTAAATCCGTTGGTGTATGGTCTGCACTATCTGCAGGATATATCCAATGAAAATAGTTTTTATTATCTATATAAAAAATAAAGCTTCTTGGTGATGGCGATGGAGTTGCTCCTGGAGCAGAAGGTGTTGTTTGACAGTATTCTGAACCTGAAATTTCCCGTACTATTTCGTACGCACTTTGTAATGATGCTGCATAGTCTTGCGGATAAAATGCACCACCTAATGGATGTGTGGTTTCTATATAACCACTATCCGTATCAAAATTTACACTAACATCATAATGTTGCGGATTTCCCTTTTTATCATTTAAAGTAAATTCACCATCGGGATTTCTAGTAACTGACCTGACAACATCTCTAATTATCTGAGGTGGTGTTTGTTGTTTCCAACTGCGCTTGGCAGGGATACTACTTAATAATAAATAAGTTTTATCAATTACGCCTGCTTCTAAAATAATTCCGTCTTCTTCATAAGACTGGCTAACCTCTTTAATCTTTCCACTAATTAATAAATGAGTTGGGTCATCTCTATCTATCGCTGCATCCCTATTAACATACGCCATAATAGAATCGCCGCACTTCATACGCAACCAATTATTTCCTGTACTTGTGTACTTTCTACTCGTAGAACCAGCCAAATATGAATTTTTAAACCTTAATGTCGCAGTAGTAGCTTTAGATTCTAACGCACGGAGTACACTAGCATCTACTACGCCAGATATATCTTCTTCTACACCAGTATCTTTTGATGTCCAATATACTTTATGATATATAACTCCCATTAAATTAATCTTCTTGGTCTTCCACTAATTCTAGCTCGTAATCTATTTTACTTTCATTCGATAACACTGTTGCAGTTATTCCAGCTACGCGCACATTTACATGCGCCAATGGTGCTCCAGATTCACTAGCATATGCAATAATCCCTCCTCCTGCGTGTGCTGGGTTTCCGCTAAATGGCTTTAATTTTTTATAACCTTTAGTTCTAGCTAAACTACAAAGTTGGCTAAACGTTTGTAAATCTGCTAGAAGACTAGAATTTAAAACACCTCTCACCATCCATTTCCTTCTATCTATGCCAGTCAAATCGATATCTACCCACGTATACATTTTTGCATCATCATTATCAACTGTTTTTCCAACTGCGGGGTCCGCATTCATCAGTTTTTTTTGCTCCATTGTTATCTCTACGCTTTTTAATTCTATGTCATTTCCGCTATTTGCTTTGTCTGTTTCTTGGGCCACTAAATCTCCAATAGACCGCATACCCGTATCTTGTATTATAATATCTGCCATTATCTTGGTCCTCCATAAACGCCGCCTCTACGTTGAATTTCCGTTTTTATATTCGTCTGTGTTTTTCTAGCGGTTTCGCTCTTTGCTTTTCGCAACCGCATTAAAGCAGTAGCATACTCGCGTGCTTCTCTTGCCGCTTCTTTAAAAGAATGCGCTGTTTTTTTTAAATTTTCTTTTAACATAACTAATGTTCTCCCTTACCTAATTCTTCTCTTATGTTTTGTAGCGCAGTTAAATAGTCGTTAGCTTTACTTGCTGCAGTTTTAAATGCGTCAGCGTTATCTCCTATTTGTTCTGTTGAAATATACAATTCTTTAGAGAATAAAGGTAGCGTACTACTGTGCATACCAATCAATAAATCATTAAAGTTCCCTGTGAAAATTGCAGTGTTATATGTAGCGTCACCCAAAAGACCCATTTGAGTTGAAGCAGCTTGCGCAGCTGGTACAAAACCCTCTGGGCCATATAACGCGGTTGCTGTAGCACTCAACGCGGGTGCAAACTGATTTTCAACTTCATCAGCAAATTTAACAACTCTCTCCGCTGCATCGGCTAAGAGAGTCGTGGTATAATCTGTATTTTCCATGGCAGAGTTAAGTAATAATACTTGTGAAGTCAACCCATTTAAACTACCCGTAGCTCCATTAATTATTGGTGGCGTCTTAGCAAATTCTTTATTTAAATCTGGAACTAATGAGTTCCCTACGAGTGGTTCCAATGGATTTATAGCATCCCATGCTTCGTCAGTCCAATCTGATAACTCTCCTGTCGCGGCATCTATAACGCCACTAGTTGTAAGATTACTGAATGCGGTCTTAGTGTCATTTATTGAGGAAGATACTCCTTCTGGTAATTTAAAGCCAGACCAATTAATACCCTCTATATTTGATTTTATCGCTGCTGTCGCACCTGCCGCATCGTTTAAATAAGAACTAGATATTTCAATAAACTTACTATCTGTGCCTTCCATTTGACTACTAATTTTATCCCAATCTATTTCAACAATTGGTTCTAAATTTATCGGATGTTTTATCGTTCCGCTCGGAGCAATTGCACTTTGCGCTAGCTTTGCTATTTCTTCATCACTAGCATCTTCATAATCCAACATCCAATCTATTGCTAAGAAAGCCGCAATAGGAATTAAAACTGGTGCAAAAGCAGAACCAGCAAATGCAGCTAGCGCTCCTGTAATTCCCACACCAATTGCCGCTAGCAAACCACCCAGACTACCACTCGCCGCACCGGAGCCCGACATATATGCGCCCGCTTTCCAAACTCCAATCCATTTACCAATATCTAAAATAAAATCTAGACTTTTTGTAATTGATTTCTTCTTCTTTTTCTTGCCATCTAAAAAATCCAAAGAGTCTAATACTCCTCCTGCGAGTCCATCATCATCTTCATTTATATTTATAACAACATTACGGTCTCCATCAATATCATCTAAAGAGTCAGCAATATCTTCTAGACTGCGTGAATGACTAGCGAGTTCTGCTATTTCATCCTCCATGTCATCTACATTTTTAATCCCTTTTCTAGTAATGGAATCATTTAATTTATTCAGAGCTTTATCCAAGGAGTCTATATCTTTCCGCAATCCGTTTCTCCCGAGGTCTTCTAGTTTTTCTTCAAAGTCCTTTAGTTTTTTAGTAGCATCTTTACCTATTCCTAACTTTGATAACACCTTCCTTAATGCGCGTAGTCCTGCTAATATTGCACCCCCGAATATTTTTTTAAGACCATCTAAAAGCAAAAGTAGCGAAGCTAATATCATACCGACTCCTGTAATAGCACCTATTACTCCTAACCAAAAAGCTATTTTTTCAAGGACATGTACGGGCATCCGTGATAACCAATTAATAAATGTAATTAACATATCTATCATTTTTTTAAATAAAGGAGATTGACTTAATGCAGCTATTATTCTGAACTTTAAAAACTCCCAAGCGGCAGATAGCTTATTGGTTTGTTTTGTGAATTCTCCTTGCTTATTAGTAACTCTTTCATAAGTAGTTATAGCACTTCTAAAGAAAGCCATTATGTACCTATTCAACATCATAAATCCAAACATAAGAGAAAGAAGTTCCATTCTAAACTTTCGTGTAGAATTACGCAGAGTCATCATAAATCGTCTAGTGCCCATCATTTGTCCAGTAAGCTGATTAAATGCTACAACTCCACCATTCGCAGTTACTCTTATAGCCACACCTAATTGCTGCATCTGGCTTATAAGTTGTTGTAATGGTATACCTAATTTCATTGCGGCAGTCTGTAAATAAACTAAACCTTTTCCATACGTAGACTGGTCAAACCCAATCATAACTCGCGTAGCTTGTTCTAACCCACCAGAAAGAAGATGAAATGCTCTCTCCGCAGACATTACCTTCCCAGTCATGGTATCAATTACTGCAGTACGAGACCCCAATTGTATAAACTCCATATTCACCGCTTTTAGGCGTTGGGTTAAAGCATCAAACGTTTTTTGTGGGAGTAAGTTAGACGATACAAGTCCAAATTGCTGTGCTTTTTGAATAACTAAATCATAATTTTGTCCCAAGCTACTAATTCCTGTTATAATTCTCTTAGTGGCTTGCGCATAACTCGTACCAACTACCGTAGAACTAGCAGTTGCGTGTTTAGATATTGCATCTAACTGAGACGCCATAGTGTTCGTTGAAACATTAAATCGCTTTGCCATCGATTCTACTGTTTGTCCTAAACCAACAACACCAGAAGTTACTGTTTTAATTCCTGCCGACTTAGCAATCAAATCAAGAGTTATTTGAAGCTTTCTATCATCTGCCATTTACTATAAACTAAAGTTTTTCAAACTTTTTTTACCCCCGCCTTTTCCAGTTTTACTTTTCTTTTTTCTCTCTTTTTCCATTCTGTCTCGCAAGTCTCCTAGCTCGTCCAACAAAACCACAAACGTACTTGCGGGCAAATTTACTATTTCGCCAATAGGCCAGTGGAACTCATACTGTAGCATGAATAGTCCTCTAACTATTTGTGATTCTATATCGCTTCTTTTCTTCTTATTGAATAAGTGACGGCTTAGCCTTCCTTTTTTACGGAAGGGTTTCCCAAAGGGTCCTCCACCGCTTTTTCAATATTTTTATCAAATTCTTCCTCGGATGAAATCCATCCCCATGCAACAGATAATTTTTTAATTATAACCATCGCGTGAGTTGTGGCGAAAGCTTCTAGCTCTTCTTTTGGTTCTTCTGGATAACTACGCACCAATAAATCCGTTAATAGATTAACAGTTTCTACTAACTGTTCTCCTTTATGTTCTCTTAGATTTATAAGCCGTTGTTGGTCCACTACTTTTGCTTTTAGTGCTAACTTTTCACCATCTATTTCTATCTCTGTATCTCCAAGGTATTTTGCAAATCTTCCCATTCTTTTCTTTTCCTCCTACTCTTTAACTCCAAACGTTGCTGGAGCCTTTCTCTTATCTTTTTTTCCTTCCGACTCACCAAGCTTATCTTCTAGCTCATCAATCCGTTCCCGTAGACTGCTGAAGTTCTCCTGTATCTTCGCTATCGTCAATAACAACTGGAGTGCAGAAATCATTTTGTTCCCCGCATTCTTCTTCGTCCATATCTTGAACTCGTCCACTGTGTGCAACTGGTCCCTCGGATAAAATATCTTTATCCACAACATCCTCGTTGCTCCCTCCAATGGGTTCGTTTGATTCGCTATTTGCTGCTCTTCGGTCAGTAGCTTTTCTTTCTCTTCCATATTTTATTTCCTCTTTATCTTTTTGTTCTATCTTTTTTACAGGCAAGATTCTTTTTAATCGCTCATCTTTCCTGCAAGATTTACATATAGGGTTTCTCGTATAAGTCTCATACGATTCTTTTCTCCCACACTTTATACATTTTCCACAATATATCATTTTTACTTCACCTCCTCTAAAGTTTTTTTGAATGATTCTCTACAAACATCTCTTGAGTAGAAACCAACGCCCTTTTCGGCTACTTCTAAAATCTCTGACTTAACCTTTTCATCCGCCAATAAATCTATAGCTGCCCGTATCTTTGTAAAGTTATACGGGTCTGATGTAAGCTTCGGAAACAAATTCCTTTGAGCTTCCGAAAACATACTACCAATACATGGTATTCCCATGGCGGCAGCCTCTACCGAAACTCGACCATATGTATGTATGGTTGTTGGTTCGTATAAAAAAGAACATTTTGCCATATGTTTAACTATATCTTCATATTCACAGTATTCAATAATATTTGGAAACAAACTGCTTATAACGCCCCAATGTTTTGACTCTTTTCTAATATAACCCAAGAGCGCAGGCGTATAGCCCATTCCTTTCAATGCTATGTAAGGTGAGTATATTTGGTCATCGTACCTGTGATACATAACCCCGGCAACTTTCTTAGGTGCTTTTTCAATCTTTCTTAAATAATCTAAATCCGCTGGATGCGGAATTCTGTAAACTTTTCTCTCTAACAATGCTGCTAGAGCTGACGCCAAACAATATTCTGTAGCGATTACTACATCTGCAGAATCTGTCATATGCCTTAATAAAAAAGGATGTCCATATCGCTGTTGCCAAAGTTCTATTGCGTAATCTGTACATGCAACAATTTTCGTGGATGAAGAGTTACCAATTATCTTCCGTACTTCCGGAATTAAATTGGCATCCCCTCCAGTCATATTGATATGGACAACGTCATACTTTTCGAAATCCTCTACCCTACTAAATACCTCAATATCACCATCAAATACCTGTAACCACTGATAAAACCCTGTTTTATGCTTAATTTTAGGCAGGGCGTTCTTATCAAACCAGTTGGTTACAGTTAAGTATTTCATGTTTACAAGTTATTGATGTAGTTCGCTGTTGGTAGGGCGCTCGTTGAAGCATCGTCAGTGTATTCTTCTACTGAGTTACTAGACAAACACTTAAAGTTTATAGTTTCCTCAAAGAAATCATCAGTGTTTAAGCTAAGTTCTCTTGTTACTCCGTATGCACTCTTGTATGTTAAACGTCGTAGCTCTCTAGTAGCCGTAGCGTCAGTTCGTAGCAAAAGCTGAATGTGTGCTTGACTTCTTGTTGAGTCTCCTGTAATTGCGTGCGGCATTGCGCCTACTGCAAAGAAACTACTATCAGTTCCACCAGAATGTAGTGATGCAAAATCCACATCAGTATGCAATAAAGTAAGGGATATTTCCCACATCTCCATTGATTTCTCGTGTCCAAATTCATTGGCTCCAAACGTTTTAATTTGTTCTACATCTCTGTCTCCACCGCTTACACTAAATTCTCGAATTTCACCAGTAACTACTGTACTCGATGCTTCTCCCGTCGGTCGTATTCTAAGGTCAGACACAAGGTCAGACCACCATATATTTACCATTTTTTTAATTTACCTCCTATTTTACTGCATCTCGCAGCGCTTTACCTATGTGCTGTGTTGCTATTCTATCTATATCCGACTCCATTGCTTCTGCGGTAGCTTTAAACCACCATTTTGGTCTAAAGTGTGCTATGTGCCTACCGCCCGGAGTCATAACCATACCATGGCCCGGAACAAACGTGTAATCTTTTACCACTACTACACCTCCGCGCTCTATTATACTTGCGTGTGGTCCTCTTGTTTCTAATATCCCGCCTCTATCACTGACGTTTTCTTGGCGTACATTCTGTCTTAAACCGCCACTTGATGGGCTGGACTCAAAATCTGTAAAACCCACTTTCGCAAACTCTTCCCCACGCTTTAATGTGTCTTCAACTATATTCCTAGATACTTTTGTTTTTACGTTTCCAGGTAACCGATTCAATGAATTTTGTAGTTTCTTTAGTACATCCAAATTGTAATTTATCTTAAACATAATCAAATCTAACCTCCATTATTGACGCATGAATATTCTTGTCACCCACTACAATGTCAGTAGGAGTAACTGCTTGGATACGCATATTTCTTAATCCATCTGTAATCAAAGAACTTTCGTTTTGACGAAGCTGATAACGCACCGCATCAAAAACCACATCTACGTTTATAGAACTATCCGAATATACTTCTATGAAAACAGATATTGTATCTCTTCTAACTGTACCTTTATATGATAGTTGTCTATCACTAGATGATGGATTGCGTATAACAATTATTGGGTAGCCGGGGAATTTAGTCCCAGTTCTATCCGGAAATGCACCGAAAATCCATAACTTACTCCTAGAATTAGGGTCAGTTACGTTATTCTTTATTATATTATATATCGTAGTCCACACATTAGAGTATAGACTGCTCTGTGCTATTGTTACCACTTTCTTTGACCTCGCAGGTCACCTTTCTGGCCAGCCGGCTAGAAAAGCTATATGTGTTGTATCTTATCAGTCAGTACACGTTTATAAATCTTTGTACCGCTTACAGCTATGGCTGATAATCTAGTTACTTCATAATCATCACTAAATATACTAACTTTATCACCAAGGTCTATGCCAACAGTTGGTTGACAGACAAGTATTACCCGCGAAGTAATCGGACGACCGAACTCGCGTACTTCTCTAATCTCCTCCTTGCTAGCAGGAGCCATGGCTGCAAGAAAGTCAGTAGCTGCGCCATATGATATAGTTTCATCTCCTCTTGCGTTATAAGTTGGTGTAGCAGACCAATAGTTAAAACTAGCTCCAAAAGCTTCTAGAACTTTCGTTACTCCTTTCCTCGATATGTCTACTACCGCCATTTAAATTTAAGTAGTAATTGTATCTGGTATGTACCATTTAGTTTCTGCTATACCTAACAATTCTAATTTGTCTTTTATTGCATCCTTTAGCAATTGTAGCTTAGATTCTATTTCTTTGCTAGTTGCAGATGATGCGCTTACAGATAATCCAGTAACCGCTACGTCAAATGAGTCTCCTGCTCCCGCTGCTGATGCTGCTCTTATTAAACAGTATACCGCTGCCGTATCTTCTACTACGTTATCTACAACAGTGCCGGTTTGGCCACCACAGTATAAATCAACGTAGGCTTGTGCACGAGCTATTTGCGCAGTTATTATTGCGTCTTTATCTGCACCCATTTCGGTGTAAAAGTCACCGAGTAAATATTTTACATTCGTTTCTGATGCTGCCATTCTTTTTTCCCTCTTTTCTCCTTAATAAAAAAAATAAAAAAGCACAGGCTTATGCCTGTACTTGACCAAAGGCCATCCAATTAACTAATTTTCCGTGTGCACCGTATATACTTCCACCAGTAGTTCCTATGTTGCCTACACCAGCAAGTGTTCCTGCTGTAACGTTTTCACCATATCCTGGTACTACATGCGGAGCTGCATCAAATGTTACGCCCCAAGAAACTGGGTTCGCACCACCAGACATAGTTGTCCCGCCGGTTATAATACCGTATGCTTTAGTTGAACTATCTAGTCCTACAACTGTTGGATATGTTCCCGCTGCTACGTTCCTTAAGAATACATTCTTCGTACTTGCTACAAATTCGTCGCCACTAACTACACAATCTCCAAGAATTGAAGTTGTACCTGTTGGTGTATTAAATGCACCCACTGAAGAACTGTAATCTATATTACTAGTTCCACCTACCGCGGTTATATCTACGCCAGTTGCTATGCTAACTGCACCGTTCAATAAAGTAGTTCCTGTGCCAGTTGTAAATGGATTTACTCCCGATACAACTACGCTTCCACCTAATGTATTCACGCCAGTACTTGTTTTAAAAGTACTAGTCATCGCACTGAAATCAACTGCTCCTGCACCAGCTAACGCGTCAAGCGTTTTACCTGCTGCTAATCGCACGTCACCACTCATAGTCGCTAGTCCTGTTGGTGTCTTAAATGTTCCTGCTGAAGCACTGTAATCAATATTCGTAGTTCCTCCTGCTGCCGTTACATCTATTCCAGAAGCGATACCTACCGCCCCATTTAGAGTAGTTGCTCCAGTAGGAGTCTTAAACGTACCAACCGAACCGCTGTAATCTATATTAGTTGTTCCGCCTACCGCCGTTATATCAATACCGGATGCGATACTTACCGGACCACCTAACGTAGTCGTTCCTGTTGTAGTTTTAAATGTACCAGTTCCTAAACTTAGGTCAACTGCTGTTGTTCCTGCTGCACAATCAAGGTCTTTGTTTGCTGCAATAGTTATATCTGTACTTAGTCCTAAAGTTCCGCCAATTGTAACTGCACCAGTAGTTGTCTTAAAGGTTCCACTAGAACCAGAAAAGTCAATCTCTGGATTGCCCGAGGTTGTTATGTCTGCATATAACGTTACCGTATCTGTTGTAGCATCTCCTAATTGTGTATCACCCAGTACTGTTGCATCATCTGTTACTGTAATATCATCTTTTACGGCTACATCTTCCACGTTAAGGTTTGCCCTTTTCATTCCGTCTTTCATTCCCATTTTATTTTTACCTCATAAAATAAAAATAATATAAGCCTAGGCCTATATTATAGTTATTTCGCATATAGATTCTGGACGTAAGTAGTCTATTTTTATACGTTGCGTTACCGCTATTCCAGTCATATCCCTTATGTTGTCCTTATAGTTTTCAATCGACAATGGTCTTCGCTCAACACATGCTATTGCATATCTTGAATCAAACACATATACTTTATCTTCCGTACAAGCAACGTTTACATAAATCTTCATGGTGAAGATTCTACCAATCATATACATATTTATTGGGTTGTTTACTCCGGATTTGTCCGCCTCAACAAATGTATCAATTAGTCGTAATTCTGCAGCCTGTTTAGGATGTATAATTATTGTGTCTGCGCGCATGTTTTGTTCTTCAATTCTGCGCATTGCTGTTACCAAATCGTCAATATCTAACTCTGTACCAACAGAATTAAACTGGTGATTTGCTGTTATTGCCGAACCAGAATTTAGTGCCGCTATGATTAATGTATTTTCATTGCGTCCCATCTGGTATCCGGCTTCTCGAATATTCTCCTCAATAACGTCGAATTTCGAGTCTTCTATCATCTCTGTAGTAATCAAAGGTCTGATTCCATATTTCAGAGGTGTGAAAATCCTTTCAGTGTAAGCACTGACGTCTATTGGAATTTCGGCACCTTCCGCTACTACGGATACAGACATTGCGTTCGCTGTCGCCACTTCGAAGTTCAATGAACTTCCATTTTTCAAGTTAAACACTCTACAAACTTCACGAAGTCGCTCTTCTTTAGCAGCTTGTATGATTGTATCATAAATCTGCTCTTCGATGAGCTCACTTTCAGATGTAGTCGTGAGCATTAATTGTTGTAATGTTTTCATTTTATTTTACCCTTACATTAGTATCCGTATCGTTTCCGCGCTAGCGGTTGATGCGGTTAATGCTCTACCTAGTACTACTGAATGTGTACCACCCGCACAACTGGCTACTGAGCCACCTGTACTTCGCGCACAAACAAGTGCGCCTTCGTTTATTACACCTCTTGCTCTAACAGTCGCAATACCCTTCGTGATAACAGATATTGGATATCTCTCATCAGATGCTGTGGTCGTTACGTCAGTAAGTGCAATTCCGAGAACTGTAGTGGAGCTAGCGCTAGAAACTCCTACGTCGCCATCTGCTTTTAATTCAAGCACATCGCCCGCAGTAATTGTCTGGCTTTCTCCTGCTCTCATGTTTGTTAAGTGTCCTTCACTGTAATATACCATTTTTTATTTTACCTTTTATTCTTCCTCTCGGTACGTCATACCAAGATTTCTAACCAGTTTAGGCCTATCGCCATCCACTGTTTCACTTTCACTAACTTCTGACTTAACATCTTTAGATTCTGCTTCCTTCGGTTTATTATCGTCTCCTTCCTGTTCTTTTGGTTTCTCTGGAGATTCAGGAACTTTATCATCTTTTTTGTCCTCAGATTTCTCTTCAGACTTTTTTTCAGCATCAGCTTTCGGTTCTTCTGGTTTAGCTTCTGCTGGTTTCTCAACGGGACTTTTGGATTCTTCTTTTGGTTTGTTCTGTGATTCCCATTTCTCGACTATGGCGGATAAGCCATCATCGTCATTATCCCGTGCGAATTTTAAATATCCCCCAACATTTTTTCCGGTCAAAGCTTCTAAATACCCATAGTTTTTCTTTAAAGTATTATATTCGCCTTGCTCGGCTTTTATTTTTTCTAGTTCTGATTCTTTCTGTCTAATCTCATCTGCCGCCTGCTTTAGCAATTGATAGGTGTCTGAAACACTTCCCTTACTGTTTCCACCCTCCTCAACTTCTTTAAGTAAAGCTAGCGCCCTTCTTAATTTACTTTCTTCTACCATTTTTCACTCCTTAGTAATCCTTCATGGACTTAAAACTAAATCTGCTTCTTCTACGTTACTGGAGGTCTCTAGTATTGCATTTTCTTTACATCCAGATTCCTTAACTAAACTTAACTCATCAAACGATAAATCGTACGCTGCTACTCCAAAGTCAGTGAACTTTCGTTCAGACCAAACAGAGGGAGATACAGACATATATCCGTCATTTTTTATTAAGTTTTGAGCGTCTTCATCTTCAACAATCCCGTCAAAGAAAATCTTTCCATCTTCATAACGAGTTGCTGTTACCTTACCAACTATTTCATGGCCATTATGGTCTACACACAATGGTTTACCGACCAATCCGTTTGCATATTTCTCAAGTTCATTGGCGGGGTAATATAGCCCATCGTTAGTCCCTTCTGCCAAGGCTATTCCAGAAATCAACATCTCTGAACGTCCGCCCTTATTTAAGGTCTGTTCTACTTTAAACTTGTTAGCTATTAGCTGTTGGTTCTTTCTCACTTTTGGCGTTGACTCACTAGCCATCGCCTTTTTTATATCTAATAATAATTTAAGGCTCATTGTATTTCTATAAAGGTATCCTTCGATATCTTATACTCCTTTGAATTTGTTACATAATTCCATTCGTATTCTTTTATGTAACAGTTCTTACAAACAAAATCCTTAGTGTAGATTGGTGCTGCGTATTCCTGCCCACAAGTCGGGCAAGTAAACTTAACCACTTGGTCTCCAAACACGATATTCCTAGCTTTTACCATCTTTATTTTTATCCACCTTAGACTTGTTTTCATCTATTTTAGGCTTGTTTTCGACCTCCTTTGAATTTGATAAACCCACCCTGCCCTCCGATTGTGAATCAGTGGAGTTGTCAGCCACGGGGTCTTCGTACCCTAGTTTTTCTCTTGCGAATTCGGGGGAAACAATACCAACTTTAACTAACTCTACCATTATTTCAGCACTATCTGCTTCTTGGGAGTTAGTAAGCGGCCACGCAAGTTTAGGCTCCTCTTTCCACTTCTTCAACTTTGCAATCAACGGGAAGAGTTTAGTGTCTATTGGTCTCTTCATATCTAAACGCAGTGATTGTACCCTTCGGTCAAATCCTTGCAACTCTACTCGGGCCACAGCTTCTGTAGTCCCTTTTCCTCTGCCTAATAGGCAATCTGGTACTTGTACTCCCGTTAATATTTGATTTTCTATATGTTCGAAATAGTAATCAAGTTTAAGTTGAAATTGAGGTGCCTTTAATTCAAAGTCCACATCTCCTGCCACTCCAACTCGTTTTCTCGTGCTAGGTTTAAAATCGTCTATGAAAGCCTTTATTTTAGTTCTAGTCCATGGTTTTTCTGCTCTACCAAATTTCCATAGCTGTATTGGGTTTGCATAATTATCTGCTGCAATTGCAACATTTTCTTCTACATTTAATTTATATGTTAATATTTTTAATAATGGTTGTACTAATCCTATGCCATATGGACTATCTGCAATTTGATTCCATATAAAATGAATTATTTCTTTTTGGTCTAATGGTATAGTAGTTCCATCTTCAGCTTTCTGGAAATACTTCTCTACATTTCCTGCTTTATCTCTTTTTACTTCTATAGATGAAGGGTGTATGAAATCTAACGATGTTATATTAGTTCCATCGTATGTAACTTCTAAGTAAGCATTACCAAATATTAGTAATTGTTTTGCTACGTTAATTAAAATAGCATTAAAGTCTAGCTTATCTAACTCTATAATGAGTTCTTTCTTAATTTCTTCGCCAGCTTCAATATCATAACCAACAACTGCAGCGTTGTCTGCTAGTGTATTGATTCCTTGAAATATATCTGGGACGGACAAGTATAACTGTTCGAATAGCTTCATAGAGGGGGGTGTTGGTTCTGATTGTCCAGTTAACGCCGGTACTGAATGTGGCACTGAGTCACGTTTCTTAGAACTTAAAAGTTGTCTAAACCGGCCCCAGGATTTCTTTGTCATGTATTTATTACTGTGTAGTACTATATAAACTTTTTGTTATATGAGAGGAGTAACAAATACTTCGCAAGCCCCCGTACGTTCATCATGTGCCGCGTGAATAGCTAAAGCGATAGCATCCACCATATCATCGTGCACCCCCTTAGTATGGTGCAATAATGTTCTACCAGACATCCCTTTAGTGTATGTAAACCCGTGTAGCTGTTTTTCCAACTCATCATCATGTGGTAGCGTTAAGACACGTTTTTCCATAAGCATTAACATTCGGTCAAACATCTCTACCTTAGACTGCTGCGACATTGCTATCCCATCTACCAAAATTCCCTTTTTCTCTAATTCTTCTAATTGACGTCGACCACTACCTAAATCAGATAAACCACCCATTATATTGAAACGCTTATTAAGTTCATATACATAATCTAATGCTTCGCCATAATTACGTTCTTTAAGTTCTTTTAGGACGACTACACTATACCTGCCGTCATTATTTTTATCCTCAGAGTACTCTAATATTACTATGACTGTAGAATCTTGGACTTGCCCCCAGTCTATACCCAAATAATACTCTTTCTCTGGGTTTCCTTCATAAAGAAGTATTTTATCTCGCATACAAGGTATAAACGTTTTATATGGGAAAAAAGCGTCAGACTCATCAACAAAGCGAGCACCATACTCCTGTCGAAATTTAATACTAGGCATTTGGTCTGCTTGCTTCTTATAAAATTCTTCATTGTGTATTGGACAGGTCAATGTACCAACTCTCGCTGCATCTAACCCAAATTGCGCTGCGGCCTGTTTATTTATCCTATATGGTAAACTATACACTTCCGAATCTGGGTCTTCTTGCCACTTATTATACATACTCCAAAAAAATCCACGCTTTCCTTTGGGGGTCGACATGATAATCAGTCTGCCATGAGTGGCTGCAAGCATTGGCATTATAGATTCATAAAATATGGAATCATCAGCAAACATCGCTGCTTCGTCTAATATTACCATATTAGGAGAATAACCTTTAATTGTTGCTTCAGAAGTGGGTAATGCAACTATTATGCTCCCGTTCTTAAACGCTAGTTTTGTCGTAGAACTAGATATTACATCATTCTTAAACTCAGAGTCCATAACAACTCTAGTAAGCTTTCTAAGTAATTCCGAAGATTGCTGCTGGCTTCTTGATATAATAAGCACCTGGCAGTTTTTCCTAGTCGTAGCAGTATGTATTCCTAAAATCTCTGCTATGGATGATTTACCAGTCTGCCGAGATATATTCAATAAAATACATGGCGCTTTGCTACGCAATATTGTTTTTTGGTACCAAAATAATTGCATTGGTTTATCGGGGTCATTAAAATCTCTAAGAAAAGTCTCAGCAAAGAATACTGGGTCAGTCTGTATTTTTAACAAAGTTTCTTTAGCTTCCTTTTTACTCAAATCTGCAAACGGTGCTTTCTCAGCCATCAGTTATCTTCCTACTTAATATTTGTGTAATAGATTCGCCATCGTCAACAACCTTTAATTCTTTCTGTGCTCTAGAGCGTCTATCCATAAATAAATCTATACCTGCATTTCTAAGTAACTTCTGATAACTAGAATCAAGAGTATTTGATAGTGCTACTAATTTCTGTAAGTCCTTGTTCGTTTTAAAGTCACCCTTTAGCATTTCTTTAAGAATAGTATCATTAACTAGTAGTAACTTTACATAGTTCATAACTAGCAAATACAAATTAGCTAAATCATAAGATTTCTCTATCCCATACTCGTCTCTCCACCTTACGAAAAGGTTTCTAGCTATGGATGCTAATGCTTCGTCAGGTATGGCTTTTTCGAAGTAACCTTGCTCCATATCTTTAATATGTATATGTCCTTTTTCATCTTCTATGAGATATTTTCTTAAAACCTTCGCTTTACGCATATTCTCTTCTGAATCAGGTATCTTAGAAATTACCGTAGCTATATCTTTTTCCATGATTTGTAATAACGGAATACTTACCTTCCGCCGAATCCGAATATTTTTTTGATTAAAGAAGGTTTAGATACGCTAACTTTATTGCTTGTACTTTTTTCAGTTTCTACCTGTTTCTTAGCTTTTTCGTATTCTACGTACAACCTTTTGACTAAATCATAATTTGCAACGTGCAGTTTATCCTTTTTTTTCCGTATGTGTGTTAAAACTCCGTGTGGGTTTTGTAATTTCTTAATGCACAATGGACAAACATTTGGCTCTACTTTTATTCGCTTTCTAATCCTACTATCACCGTGGGCTTTTTCTATATGTGTGTTTAAGTCTCCCTTCGCTCTAAACTTAAACCTGCAAAATGGACAACAAACCACTATATCCTCCAAAAAGTAAGACTTCCTATCTTTAATTTCTCTATCTTTCCGCTTTCGCTAAGAGCCTCTAGCACTTGAAGAGTAAACTTCCAAGAACGGCCTATTGCTCGCTGTACCGCATATGTTGACATATGCGCATTACTCAATACGTTAAATGCTTCCCCTTTAACTATATTCCTTGTCTTTTCTGATATTCTTGACATAGTATTCTATAAACGTTCTTATATAAAAACGTTTCTATTTGTCCCCTCCTAGTAAGTACTGCATTCCTTGTGATAAACTCTTGGCTTTTGTGCTAACTAACTTATTTTTGTTATATAACGTATACTTCCACTCTGTGTCTTCTCTAATAGTTACACAAGGTTTCATAAGCAAATCCGCCTCTACTTGTAGGCCACCGCTATCTGTTATTACTCCTGCAGAGTTTGAAACTAGCTCTAAGAACTCTTTATAAGGTATTGGTTTAACTAACTCCAAAAACTCGTGTCTAGTGAAGTCTAGCCATAACTCATTTTCTTCCATAATCTTCCTTGTGTGCGGATGGACTGGAAAATACACTTTATAGCCACTATAAGCAAAGTTTAAAACTATCGCATTTAGTATGTTACGTAAGTTACCTATATTTTCTATGTTTTCCCTACGATGGAGGGTAAAAACTATATGTCTATTTGCTGGTTTTGTTAGTATATTAGACATTCTAAGCGTCTCTGCCTGAAAGTTTGGAGTTAAATGTAGATTCCCCCGAACTCCTTCCTTAACTAAGTTTTCATAGCAATGTATATCTGGCGCGAGCAATACATCCGCTAGTTGGTCTACACATCTACGGTTATGCTCTTCCTGTACAATACCTTTAGCTCTACACCCTGCTTCTATATGCCCTAACTTAACGCCGCACTTTTTGGTAGCTATTGCCGCACCTAGCGTAACGTTACAATCACCCACCACATATACACAATCTGGCTTCAACCTCTTTATTACTTCTTCAGTAGTTCTTATTGCCTTCGCTATAAAATCTCCCTGACTTTTGCTATCGTAACCTAACTCGTGATACTCATCAGGCATTGGTATATCTAAATCTCTAAAAATATACTCCGTTAATTCTTTGTCCCAATGTTGACCAATCCATACTACTTGCGCCTTCTGATATAATTTAAAAAAAGAAGGTAATTTAACTAGATTTGGTCTCGTTCCTACTATTACTATGTTTTTCATCTATCCACTCCAAAGCGAACAACGCTTCGCATTCTGCACACTTCAAACCCGTTGCGCCTAAGTCTGGTCTAACCTTGCCTTTAGCAATCGCGCGTTCAAAACATCCTACAGAAAATTTAAAGTTATCTTCACAAGTCCCGCAGGTTGCACTACCACCGCTCTTTACCAATCTCCACTCTTTAGTTATGTGTTCCATTTGGTGTCTTTGTATTATCTAATCTTTTAATCATGCTGAGATTATAAATTAATAATGGTACGTGGAACATATCTGTATGATTTCCCCACGCATGGAAGTATCTATCACAATCATCTCTTAGAACAGTTCCATGGTCTGCGGTAACTATTACTACAGGGTTTCCTGGAAGCTTTTTGTGTATTCTTTCGAATACCTGGTCTAAATATCTTATAGCTTCTACTTGTTTATCTAAAAGATACGCTAAGTGCGCCTTTGCTGGCTTTGGCTTTGGATAAAACCTACCCAATCCAAGTTTTTTATCATCAGGCATTTTAAAGTGTGGCGTATCAAACCAATAGTGAGTTTCCCCCATTAAAAATATTGCATAATAAGGTTCTTTTATATTTTCAACTTCTTTTACAATCTCTTCTCCAGCTAATTCTGGTTTATCAGGGTGAGTATTAAAAAAGGACTTATAAGTACTAAATTGGTCTTTGTATGGCCAGAACTCAGTTATACCAAACCCCGTATAAAAATACGTATTATACCCTACTTTATTAAGGTTTGGAATCATCTCAAAATCAGGCATTAAAACCTGCTCACTGCCATCAGAATGAGGTAATCTTCCACATAAAAGCGCAGTCATTGCAGGAATAGTCCAGTTACAAGGAGCCCATGCATCGTCATAGTAAAATCCATTGAATGAGTTAGCTAACTTGGTAAAATAAGCCGGTTGTGCATGTTTAAACTGGTATTCTGGGACCGAATCCAATACAAATATTACAACATTCCTAGGTTCTGGGGCACCAAACAATTTTTTCTTAGGTTTGATGGCCTCATCACTTACTTTGCGTCTTTCTTCTATCATTTTTCTCAATTATTTTCTTATACTCTTCGTGAAGAACCTTAGCTATTGTATCAGCATCGTGAGTTTCATCAAATTCACTAATAACGTTAAATTCTCCATCTTTAATCATATCTATTGATGTAGTTATTGCTTTTCCTCCAGTAGCTAACATTTGTAGCGAAGTATAAGACAATTCCGCATCCCCTGATAAATCATTTAAAAAATACTCATATTTATTCAACAATTCAGACATTTCGTCATATGGAACCCAATTTTCTTCTCTAATTATTATTTCTACAGGAACGCCTAACTTTTCCTCTATTAGCGAGACCATCCGATTACTCGCCCCTAACGGTTCAGTAACTGTTCTAAAGTACAAAACACAGTGCTTTCTATTATCACAGTATGGCTTAATTGGTTTAAATACGCGCTTATCCACTGGGTTTGGAAGCCACATTGGTTTTGACTTATACCTATATCGCTTTACACTTTTCTCTAAATCCTTCGTAGAATAAAGCACCAAATCCGCCGCTTCTACACCAAGTACCAACGGTCCACTGTATTTATTCCTTATCTCACTACCATGAAAATGTAATACTATATTATCGCAACAAAGCCCGCGTAGATGTGATGCTGTTAAATAACTCGCATGAACATGAATAATATCTGCACTCATAAGTTCAGAACTTATTTCATTAATCATATTAAACCATTCAACACCCGCAGTACTTGAGCATAAAACTGGTTGATAAATTGTCCCCCCAAATCCTTGGTGATGATAACCTTTTACGTTATAACACTTAGCGTCAACGCCCTCTATTCTATTAAGCGCCTCCACTAAAGTCGCAGCAACATTTGCTTGATTACCAAGATGAATAACTTTCATTTACTACTATATACGAGTACTTATATATAAACTTATCGCTATGACTAAATAGAAACATTTATATAGCAAAACGTTTCTATAATACATGGGGAGTCACAATTCACTCAGCTCATTTTTTCACCTAAAAACTTGTTCTGAGTGCCTCCCCACCAACTTTACATATGTAATATTTATATAGTAGTAATTCGTTACATATGTAATGCCAATTCCAAAACCAACTCCAAACGAGGAACAATCCCATTATATTTCACGTTGCATAAGCTTTCTGAAGAACGAAAAACCAGATATGGACAGTAAACAGGCCGCAGCAATCTGCTTTCAAACATGGAGAGATACTAAAAAAGAGTAGCTACCACATTTTTACGTAGCGCCACTTTTCTGAAATGAACAATAGCCAATGGATGCCTCTATGGCATTTTCCGCAAAGTATTATTAGGTTAGTCATACACGCAGGGCCATTAGGTATTATATGGTGAGCAATCAGCGTCTTCCTACCTCTACAAACCTTACAAACATAACCATCCCTTTCTAAAACGCTACGTCTCAATTTCTTAGAAACGTAACCTTTCTTTTCATCTCTATCTAAACTATGCGGTACTATTCTAACCAAACTTCGAAGCATATCCCAGCTAAGCATAATAAAAAATAAAAAAATAAAAAGCTTTTACGCTTCTGGTAAATCTGGTAGATTTATCTCTACATCATCCAAACTACAATCGTTTTCATACTCTCCAACTAATTCGAGAGTCTCATTTTCAACAGTAATTTGTCCAAAGTCATCATCAGTTTCCCAGTCTATTATAACTGGTACTTCCATATCAATGTTATCGCGTGAGTCCCACTCAAAGTCAGCATACTTTTCAGATTTAGCACGAATTTCAAAATCGTAATCATCTAAATCATCATCATCTTCTAACTCAAAGTATTCAACTAACCAGTCTTCATTGTCATCTACGAAATCTGCAATAAATCCATTAGTAGCTACGTGTTCAGTAATTGCTGTATACGCATCTCGTTCAGATTTTTCATCTTCAGTTAAGGCGTATGCTTCAGGAACATATCCGTCTACTTTTCCCGCGTCACTAATTGCAATGTATCCTGGTAAATTACCATCCTCATCGAATTGAACTGCGGCACTTAATGTCTCTTGTAATTTCTCGTAGTCGCCATCACTATATTTACCAATGTCTACTTCATCTGGGAACCAATTTGCACCTGCAAAACCTGCCACTAAAACTAGTGCAACCGCTATTGCTGCGAAAATCCCCCATGTTTTTTTGTCTGCCATTTTCTAAATTTTGTCTTTAAGACTGTGATATTACACAATTCTAGCGTTATTAAGTTTTGTGGTCATGGATAATAGTGTCACTATTGTTCGGTAGTTTATATTCCTTACAAATATAGTCCATATCCTTGCCTGCTGCTAAGTCTAAAATCGCTTGCACTAGCATCCATCTACCTTTGAACCCCCGTTTCTGTGGATAAATCCTATCTTCATTCTCAAATAAATACTTAAGAATTTCCAGCATGTTAAGAAAAGAAAAATTTTCCCCATCTATACCATCAACGATTACTTTGTAATCTTGACCCCATTTATTTTTGAATCCTCTTTTTAATGTAATTTCTATTTTAACAACTCCTAGCCTATATAACTCGGAACTGTTGTCATAGGAATCATTTCCGGACTTAAACTAAATATTTGCAGCAAGTGCTGCTTATGCATATGTGCTGTAGCAAGTGGATTTACACCAAGCTTACATTTTTCCGCGGTGGCGGAGTTATATAGACTTTCTATCAAACCATATAACGCAAATATAGCTTCTGCATAAGTTAACTTATTCTTACGCAATACCTTGCCCATTCCATCTATGGCTTTTGCAGCTTTCTTTTGCTGCGCCATAAATTTCTTCTGGTCCTTAACTACTTTCTTTAAATTACTCATTTTAAATCTTCCTCTGTTATTCCGAGAAACTTAAGCCAATCTATTCTATGTCCATTATACTGAAAATATTCTCCATTCCATTTAACGTTACTTCTGGCCAATTTTATTGCTTCAGTCATTAACTCTTCAACTTCAACAATAGTCATAAACCTCAAATCAGTTTCTTCTTTATCATCCCTATTATCACAAACCATAGTTTCGAATTCTAAATCCTTTACTGTTTTTAATTCGCTAGAACCTACATCACAAGCCACGCATTCAATCTCGTCATCTGTGTAAACTTTTCCGTTTTTATCTTTTGGAACTGGGTGCTCTTTGTTACTGTGCTTACTACACGCACCAACTATTTTTACATCTGTAATTTCTACCACCATTATTTTTGAATATCCGTAACTGCGCGGATAGCTTTACGGTAGCTTTCTACCTTATTATTTATAAGGCGGAGTTTGGTGACAATATCTTTTTTATACATAGAGTATTCTTCTTTAGATTTATCCAACTCCGCCTCTCTTTCTCGCAGGTCATTTTTCATTACTTCTGCATCCTTCTCCAGCTCTGTAAGTTCTTTATCCAAATCACTCAGAACTGTTGAACTTGATTCACTTTTCTTTGACATTTTTATCCTCCACTACATCTATCATGCCCGCCCACATTAGAGCAGCAAGACCTCTAAATAAGTTTTTCTCTTGTGCAAGCAACAAACCTTTTTTATCTCCATCTTTCCCCATACCATAACCAATAGCCCATGTTTCTTTTGCTATATTAGCGCAAATATCAGTTAACTTATCAATTTTATTGTGAAATTTCATACCAGCACCTAGTTCTGCTGCCATTATTCCTTTTAGCGTCAACACAAAATTATCTTCGCCTTCGAATTTTATTTTCTTCTTTTTCTCCATATCTATATACAAACACTCTCATATATAAGCTTTTCTATCCATTAATCTCTAATTTAAGTGTATTTGGCAGTTCTGGCTTAATAACTGGCGTCTTTGGGTTCTTAAATTTCCACACAGCAAACGTATGCATAAATACATCGAATAATTGCCCTGGATTATCTATCTCAGACAAGTACCACCCCTTCTTTGTGCGGGCACCCAGTATTAAGTCTCCACACCGTTGTATCTTTGGACAATCCAAAATACCTAAGTCCACTAGCATATTTATGGCCTTCATATAAGCCGCTAGCTGTAAATTATGCGTATCTCGCACTGCTTTTGATGTTTTGAAATCTATTAACCATATATCATCACCTATTTGACAAATTAAGTCCGTAGTACCACCATATCCCTTGCCAGGATGATAAATAGTCTGTTCTGCCAATATTGGCTTAAAACTAGGTAATGTACTAACCCAATCTACAAATCTATTTATAAACTTCCATTCGTTTTCGTTATATTGATTAACATAAAGTGTTTCTCCGAGTATTAATTTATGTATGGCATTGTGGGCGTTGGTTCCTTCCCTAGCAGCTTTATCTCTTATTCTATCTGCAGCCATTCCATTTTGCTTTAGCCATTTATTGAATGGCTCGCCCTTTGGAAACGCGTTTAATATTGTAGTGACTGAAGGATAAAGAAAACCTTCTACACCATAATAATGCGAACCATTTATTGGCTTCATTTCACATCTGACATCTTGATAGTATTTCATTTTAATTTGTGGAAACTGTGGATTGGACATCCTGCCGGAACTCCTTTTATTTCCGGAGTGCAAGTACACACTACAAGCTTTCTAGAAAGACATTCTGTAGTTAACTTAAGAATTTCCCATGCTTCTTCATCGTTACAACCACAAGTATGGAATAAAAAGTTTATTAGTCTCTCACAATTATTTTTTATTGTTTCTGTATTCATTCTGGTTTATTACACTCCTTCTTATCTTTGCAACATCCATCACATCCGTGAATCAGCCAATATTTTACGTCATGCCCCAATTCTGTTGCAATCTTTTTGGCACTTTCATAATCAGGATGACCTACTCCATGCGGACATAGATGTTCTAACAACCCGCTCGCTCTTCTTAATCTTCTCCAAACCATTCTTAATATGCTCCGTCAGTGTCAGGGAAAAAATCAATCATTGCTTTAGCAATTAATGATGCTATTTCTCCCTTAGTCCACTTTATATCATCTATATCATTATATTTTTCTAACCAATATATGAACTCGCTTATTGAATATTTTTTATCTTCCATTATTTATTCAAACAC